CTTCTTACCTTTCCAACTTCTACTGTTCCAAAGTTGATTAACTTCTTCAATCGTAAAAAGTCCACCTTGTCGTTTGTTATATACTCCATTAATTACATTTCTGCAAATTTCTCTAGTTGTTGGAATTACATCTCCATAGTATTTGACATAAGTTAAACCAGCATCTTGCGACTTATTAAAGTTTAAGGTTGCGTCAAAATCCCTTAAAGAATCATTTAAAATCTGTCCAGCATATCGTTTCATGTTCTCTCCAGCACGATCTCTAGCAAAATTAGATTGTAATGTTTGAACAGACTTATCAACTTTAGCTTGAATTGTAGCATTGTCTGAATTTTGATTTCTTTTGATATAAGTAACTAATCTTTGAATTTCAGGGTCATCAGAACTAGCATATATTCCATTAATAGTTTGTCTAAGTTCTTTTTCTAATACTGTAAAATCTGAACCAACTAATGTATTTTGATAAACCTTTTCTGATAACTTTCTTGTAAATGTATTTGATACGTCTTTAAACTGTGTGAAGTATTGTTGTTTTAAATTTTGGATTAGTGCTTTATCGCCTTTGGTTAATTCTTGAAACTCAATAGGTATATTACCAATACGTTTAAATGCTTTTTCAATTCTTTTAGCTTGTTTATTAAAACCCTCTCTAACAACTGTATCTGACCATGCTAAATATTCTCTTTCAAGAATAGCTTTTATCTGTGGTCTAATAGCAATAGCTGATTGTAGTTCTATTAGTTTTCCATCTGTTGTAGGTAATCTTCCAGCAAGTGAAACTACTTCTGCTTCTATCTTGTCTAATGTTTTAATTAAAGTTTCGTAATATTTAGCTTCAGCAAGTTCTATTTGCTTGATTCGGTATTCAGTTGCTTCTTTGATTATGTCTGCCATTTTGTTCTAATTATGTTCTAATATATACTCCAAAAAGCTAGTAAATACTATGCTCGTTTTTATTTGACGTTTATATCAATTTTTTATACATTTTATAGATAAATAAACAAAGGAGAGAGAAAATGCTAACACTAACTAAAAAAGAAACAATAATCACACAAGAATTATTAAATTTTAAATGTGGTTCTGATTGTGTGTCTTTTGATACTATTAATTTAAAAAAAGTTAATATGTCATTAGAAACTGCAAGAGGTGTGTTTGGTTCTATTATTGATAAAGGATTATTAGAATTAAATTCTGATGCTACCGAAGCACATAAATCTGCTGGAGAAAGTAACCCTGAAATTTGGCAATGGGTTGTTCCTGTAAGTGATGAAAAACAAGAAATTTATTCTGATGCACCTTATAAAGAAATAAATACTGTTTCAGAATATTTAGATGCTTATAATAATACTAATGCAAGATCATCTATCTGGTAAATAAAATTAACAAATAATGAAAGAGGCGATCTTAATGGTCGCCTTTTTTATATCTGTTCTTCTTCTACTTCTTGATCTTCTTGTACTACTTCGTCTTGTGTAAATTCTCCAACTTCTGAATTACTATCTATCTCATCAAATATATCATTTAGTTTTTCATCATCATCAACTACTGCTCTAGCTATTTCTTTGTCTATCTCTTTCATTAATGTAGGAGATTGAACATTGATTGCTTTTGCTTGTTGATAGAACATAAGATCAGTTGCGTAATCTCTAATGTTAAATGTATCTGGGTAATTAATCTCACCATCAAATTTAGTGTTTTGGAACATAGCATATAGATTAAATAATTGTTCTTCTGCGATTTGTAAGTTGTCAGCTTTTTCAGATAGTCTAGCATTAAGTAATTCAAATTCTGTTTGTAATGCAACACCTGAACTAATCCCTGTCTTTGTAGTTCTAATAGCACCTGTGTGTGCAATTCTATTTATAGATTCAACTTTGTTGTTAATTGAATCCATTATTGATTGTAAGCTAGAACCTGATGGTTGTAATAAATAAGGTTTTAAGTTTGGCTCTAATTCATCAGGCATTTCTATAACTGCACCAGCACCAGCACTTGCATTAACACTTGGAGTCTTAACTAAAGATGGGTGGTTAGTTAATCTGATTAATTGTTCCATTTCAGAGTATTCATTGTAAATAGATTTTTGTAGATCAGCTATATCTGTTAAATCTGATTGACCAATTCCTCTCTTATGAGATTTAGAATTATATAAAACAACTGCTGGTATTTTACCAATCGTATTAGGAACACTATCTACTAATTTAGGTTCTTCTCTTTCTGGCATATACAAAGTATCAATTCTATCTAAGTACCAAATCCTCATGTAAGTACCACCCTCTCTATCAACTTCTTCTCTAATCTTTAAATAGTCTAGTTCGTATTTACCATTAGGTTGTCTAACATAGTTCCAATCTAAAACATTTTCAGAAGTAACGATTGATAAGTAAGGTCTGATGTCTTGGTCTAATTCTTCTGCTGCTGTATTAGTTTGAACATTAGGCTTATCTAAAATCATAAAACATTGACCATAGATTGAAGCATAGTTTTGTGCTTGTTTAATTACTGCGTTTAAATTGTTACCCTCTAGGTCTGCATCTTTTAAGAATGATTCTAAACTAGCTTCATCTTGTAAAGAACCAAAATCTCTACTTGGTCTAACTCTAAATAAAAATGATGAGTATATTTGAATGATGTTTTTACAATGGTTATCGCATGGAGTGTTTGCTAGTCTTTGATTAAACTCGTTATCTAATTCTAAATTGTATCTGCTAAGATACTGTCCTGTCATATAGTCATAACCACCATTATAAGATCGGATATAGTATTCCCAATTATTAATTGTTTCTGCGTAATCTTTGTGGGTTTCGATTGCTTGATCTCTAGTGTATGCCATAATTTATTTCATTGTCCATCTTGTAGGAGGGTTAAATCTTGTCTGAGTAGTTAATGGCTTTAAATAATCAATCATATAACCAAGTGCGTCATTCATATGATCGAAGCCATCTTCCTTATCAGGAATATTTGTATTCTCCTTGTATATTTGTCTTTGTAAACCTTTTATCAATGTTTTGCAAGAATGTGAAACAAAAATATGTCTTTCTCCATTAGAATCTTTTAGCTTACTATTCACAGCATTGACCCTATCTCTAATAGCTGGGTGTTTATGTTTAACTTTAACTTTAAAACCAGCATTCTGTAAGATACTTAAATCAGTTCTACCTCCAGCAGATGTCTTTCTTTGTTTAGAAGCTGGGTCAGGATATATGATTATTGGAATCTTTGTGCCATATCTATCTCTTAATTCTTGCACCATTTCATCTGTATTACTTCCATAAATAATAACTTCATCAAGAAAATATATTTTATCTTTCTCTAATTGTGCAACACAAGCTGACATTGGGTCAACGTTAAAGTCCATGCCAATATGTAAAGGCTTGTCCCAATCAATCTCTTTTTTAACTACATTCTCAACAGGGTGGAAATTATAATAAACAGAACCAGCATAGTTCTCAAATGTACCCTCAAACTCTTGTCTAAAAGTTCTAATATCAATATCTTGTTTAGCCTGTTCTATTTCATCTTTAGACACCATACCACCCTCAATAGTAGTATATTGGTAGCTATCCCATTCATTATCTTGCTTACCTTTTAAATACATTTCATAAGACCAATTACCATAACCTTTAGGAGTTCCACACATAAGAACTTTCCCTAAAGTATCAGCAACAGAAGCCCTTAATACTTCAAACCATGCTCGTTTATCTATATCTGCAAACTCATCTAAAATTAAAAAGTCTAATCCACTTCCTCTTAATGAATCATAATTATCAGCACCCTTTAATGAGATTGTACTATTGGATTGTCTTATTGTAATAGTCATGCTTGTTTCGTTTATATCTTCTATCCAGTTAAACTGATTAAGCATTTCTTTTAGATTAGCCCATACGATTTCTTTAGCCATTTTAAAGGTAGGTGCAACATACCATATCTTTTGTTTAGGCTTTGTTGCATACTTCATCATCTCGGTAATACATAAATAAGTTTTACCAAATCTTCGACCACTT